CTTACCATTATCAATAGTTACAATGTCATCAAGGCAGAAGGATTCCCATTTTACCCCCCCCGATTTAGATTTATTAACACTTGTACGCTTTTCAAATACTTGTAGTGTAGTTGATAAAATGTCTTCTTCTATTTTTTTCATGAATGAAGACATAAATTCGAAATCTATTTCTCCACTTTCTGTAGCAGGAAGATAAAGGCGGCTTTTTTTCAATCGTGTAAGTGTAGCACCATAACTCCCCCAACTGAATTTTGCAACCAGTTTTTTTATTGCCACGATAAGAAATAGTGCATTGTATTTATCAAGTTTATTGTGGCGTATTATCTGAATATTTTGTCCAGTATAAAAGGAAGTTGGCTGATAGAAGACTGTCTGTGTATCAAGACCTATAGTAATGACATTTCCATTATCCATACAATATCTTTCAGATTGATTACCGACAAACATATCCATACCATTTGTTGTATCAGTACGTGTGATATATGGATAATTCCCCTGTATGTTTGTGAGTTTATTCTTATCTATGCCACTTTGAGTAGCTTTAATGGAAAATTCTTCACCAAATACAAACTCTTTCCAGTTAAATGTAAAGAATTACCCCCCCCGTTTACATTTATTAACTCTTTTTCTATCAGTCTCTTGCATAATCTTTCTATTGTTGGTTTAAGCAGTTGTTGTTCTTTTTGGCGCATATATGCTTCCATGAAGTCCCAATCGGGTGCACCTCCTGACTTAACAGGTAATTTTAATTTCGATTTAACCATCCTCTTTGGTCTCCATTTTCTCGCATAAGCAAAACAAACCCTTTGCTGCTCTATGCAGCAAATAAGAAACATGGCTATATGTCTGTTGAGTTTATGATGTTTCAGATAAAGAGGATTAACATCATGTGTACATGTAAATCTATGTTTTTGATAATAAGCATACCCTACGGATCCATTATTTGTTACACAAATTGCATTACCAGAAAATATTTTTTTTTCAATAGGTTCGTTCTTTCCATAACCTATTTTTGAGTTTGCTTCTATTAAGGGAAAAGTTGTAAATCCAGTGAAGCCATTGTTAGAATCTGAAGCACCAATAAAAGGAATATTCCCATCCTTTGGACAAGGTGGCTTTTTGTTATAAAACCCTTTCTTTATTTCGAATATCTTGCAAAAATCAAACTCTTTCCATTCTCTGTCGTCCAGTTTATTCATCTTCCTGTCCTCCTTCCTCTATATCATCAAACAAATATCCTCGCCCATGAGTAATCATGTTGAACTCAAAGGTGAGATAATCAGCCATAGTCTTCTCAAAGTCAGCTTCTGTAGGTATCTCATCGTTAAAGTAGTAGAAGGCGTGCAGCCACTCGTCTTCGGCTTCGATAGTTGTTTTTACGCAGAAGCGAGTCTCTGCTTCAGTACGACCAAACCATACGTCGAGTAAATGCTGACGTTTATCTTTCGCAGAAGGTGTTTCTATAAGTCCAATGTGAGGACTTACTACAAAGCCATCGTCTTCAAAATTGATGAATCGGCACTGATGGTTCTTCGCATGAGGTATGCCAGCAGTAAAAACAGCAATGCAAGGATTTACACCTACCCCGTAGAAAGTATCCTTATTGAGCGTTATAACCCCTTCAAGTGTGTGATTTTTTAGGATATTTGTTTTGATATTACTTTCCTCCTTACTCTTCCCTGTAAACGACGACTGAGGAACAATTACTACACAGCGCGCTCCTTCTACAAGAGAATTAAGGAGATGCTCTGTGAAGTTAATCTCGTAGAGTGATGGATTAGCTTTAGACCCTTGTGAGTAGGGAGGATTCATCATTCCCACAGTGCACCCCTTGAGTTGTAGTTTAGAAGGACTCTCACGTAGAAAGTCAAGGTTGTGCAAGTTACTCTTTCCATCACCACGCAAAATCATATTAGTTGTGGCGATAGTGAACATATATGATTGCAGTTCGATACCAAAAAGGCGGTCGCGGCGTATGCTTCGACGCAAAGTTTCGTCATCGGTTTGCTTCACCATTTTATGCATGGCTGCTATAAGGAAACCTGCCGTGCCACAGCAGGGATCAAGCACTTTATCCTCTGTGGTGAGCTGTGCCAGTTCGCAAAAAAGCTCGGTAATATGTTTTGGTGTCAGTACAATGCCAAGTGTTTGCCCATCGCCACCCGAATAAGACATGAATTCGCCATAGAAGCGACCCAAATAGTCTTCGGCAGAGTTGTGATAGCGTATGTTCTTAAAAATGCTCTTATATAGGAACTCGGTGTAGTGTCTTAGTGGAGTTTTACCGAGATTTTCATCTATCTCATTAATTTTTGTTGTATCTTTAATAACTGCAAATTGAGAGATTAGTTTGTCGCGCTTGGTATCAGGAGTTACGTTGGCACGGTAAAGGTTACTTTTTATAGCCTCACATATTTTTTGCCCATCAGTCTTTATGGTGTCGCCTACGAGACTTTCTATAGAAAAAGTCTTGTGTTCTATTTCGCGTAGCGCAAGCAAGATGCCAGATACTACAAGAGGTTTCTGCTCAGTGGTAAGGTTACCATAGTTCCGAAGGTCATTGTGCAGTGTAGCTGCGTCACTTAGAATTTCAGCAGTAGTTTTTTCTACATCTGTTGCTTCTTGGAGAATTTCACGAATATAAAACTCATCGATATTCGATGCATTAAATGATATAAAAGTTTCCACATCTGACAGTTGCTGATAGTCGCCACGGTCGTTGACGAACAGAGGTGTAATGCGGTGGTGCTTTTCGTTACCCGAAATTCCGAAAGCCAACACTTTCTTGTAGTTGGTATGTTTAGCAAGATGTAGGGCGTAGAAAAGAGCACCATTTACAGCAAAGTCTTTTACAGATTTAACGTCTTGTGCCACCACGCCACTGTTTTCGATGATGTGCTGGTCGAGCGAGGCTTTATCTTCTATAACTATCAAGAAATCTTTTACAACACCGCAGTACTCAGGAAAGCCTACGTTTCCTGTTCCTGCTTTTGATGCTGTTTTCAGAGCTTCGTCTATCTCTTTGATGTCAGAACCTTGTGCTGTGAGCTTAATGTCAGCTTCCTTAAGCAATCCATAAACCCATAGGTCGGTATTGGCTTCTTTTCTCTTTGCCATATAATAAAAAATAAGTAATAGCTTTATTCTTTTGTATTCTGTTTGCAAAGATACAACTTTTTATGCTTTCAGACATATCATTATAAGACAAAAAAAGAGGGGTAGCCCATAGCCCCCCCCTCTATTGTTCTTTTGGTAAAGGTGCAGTCTAATGGTCGTAACCATTAGGTGCATCTGTTTTTCAGGCGCAAAGGTTGTACTATTTTTAGATACTCCAAAATCTCGTTTCCAAAAGTCCTCATGGTTCTCCCAATGCCTCGACAATCATCGCTACTTGCCGTGGAGTGAAGACACGTTGGTGGGGCGAGTAGCCGATTGCTTTAAGCCGCTCTGCCAAATCTGGGTAAAGATGTATCCATAGGGAGAGTTTCTGCCATGCTGCGCCTGGCGAGAGATGCGGATTGTAAGCCTGTGCCAGCTCAGTGCGCCCATAAGCACGGAGTCGGAAAGGCTCCTCTAATTCTTTCAAAGAAAGGGTTGTGCGATTGTTGTGGTTGAATAGTTCTTTGTCCATATATGTTTGATTTATAATGTTGTCAGTATAATTAGTTCCTTAACTCTTCTACCATTACTTGGAATTTGCAACTAAACTTGCTTTTCTTCTTTTATTCTATCATTCGTTTTTTATTATCTATTTTATATGTGTCTATATGTGAGTCTGTATCTTTCAAACTATTACTCTATCGTTTTCAGTGCGTAAACTTATCACTTTTCAGTCGTAAGTGGGTCACTTATGGTTGATAAGTAAACAAGTGAATAAGTTAATTGTAGTGATAACTTGTTTACTTGTCAGCTCGTCCATATCGTACTCAAGATCGTTGTCAGTACGTTGCTTGCTTGTAGCAGGCTTCTGAGTGCGGTTTCTCTCTACGTTTGAAGGAGCACCAGCGTTAGGAATGTGTACCTTGTGATTCTCAACAAACACTGAGTCGTCAACACTCTTAGAAGCAAAGGAATTGTCAGGATAGAAGTTCTCAACAATGTCTGACTGCCAGATTTCTTTGTTTAATGCCATAGTTTCTTATCTTTTAAATTTGTATTGTATTTCTTACTCGCGGTAGTCTACACCGAACTTCTCCTTGAACTTGGCTGCAAAAAGGTCCTTGTTCTGACTCTTCAAGTCACCAAGACGTCCTGCTTTGTCAAGTTCGTCCCAAGTTTTGTTGGTGAAACTGTCACCACCAGTACCATCAGGATTGATGTACGAAGCAGCACGAGGCTTAGGCATCTGCTTGATGCTGTTCAAGAGTTCTTCTGTAGTAGTACGGTCTGCAGCCATAAGCTTAACATAGTGTGCCTTCTGTTCTGCGGTAATACGACCTTCGCTAATCGCCTGATCAATGATAGCCTCCTGTTCCTTTGCTTCAGATAACTGAAGCTGCTGTTTGTACTCAGCATTGGCTGTTTCAAGAGCATCTACCTTGGTTGCCTTGTTTGCCAACTCTCTGACTTTGTTCACAATTGCAGCCTCATCATTGATATTGCTAAATGATGGGATGCTCTTTAATTGGTCTATTAATGCCATGTTTTGATAGTTTTTTGGTTGATTAGTCAACCTGTTATTGAAATATTGATATATCTCCTCATGAGTTTTAGGTGCTGGTTCTCCATCATCCTGCATATCGTACACCCCATCTGCAAGTTTCATTTCAACTGCTTCTTGTGCACTTATCCAGTGGTCAACCTCGTCAAAAAACTTTGTTAACACATCTTCTGTGCTCATTCCGCAACGTGCAGCAATCATACCTGCAAGGTTACGTTCAAGTTCCTCCATTACAGTAGCCATTCTACGCAGATCTGAAGCATTGCCACACGTACCTCCACTTACGCTATGAAGCATGAGCTTAGCGTACGGACTCATATAGAGAGGTTTGCCACAGAGAGCAATAATAGCAGCAATACTGGCAGCAACACCATCAACATATATATTAATGTCTGCCGTGGATGTGCGAAGAGCATTGTAAATAGCTATTCCACTAAAGACATCACCACCATTGCTATTGATGCGTACATCAATCTTGTCATACTGACTTTGCAAGGCAAGTAGCTCACTGACTACTCGTCCACTGTCCACAGGCTGACCATTACCGACCTCTCCATATAAGAGGATAGCTACGGTTCCATTACCAGGTATAATGTTGAAAAAGTTTGAACTCATTATTTCAATTTTTGATGCAAATATCATGTTTTTTCTGGGAGTGACAAAATCGTAAATTCATAGCACAAACAGCTGATTTTATGGTGCAAACAGACAACGCTGTTATAAATAATGGATTTCAAAAAGTCCATAAAATATAAGATATTTGCAAAAGATTTAGGCAATATGACAAAGACGAATATAGACAAAAAAGGCATTGCAAAGTCTCTCTACATGGAGGGAAGTTGCACACAAGAGGAGATAGCTGCAAAAGTAGGAACTACAAGGCAAACAGTCTCTCGCTGGGTACGTGAAGGAGGTTGGGAGGAGCTGAAAGCTTCATTTACAATTACACCTGATCAGATTATAGCACAGTTCCAGCGACAGATTGTTGAAATCAACAACAATATTCAAAATCGTGAAGAAGGTAAGAGGTTTGCTACAGCTCAGGAGGCAGATGCGCTTGCTAAGCTCGCTGGTGCTGTCAAAAAGTTAGAAAGTGATGTTGGCGTTGCAGACTGCATCAGTGTCGCTATGCGCTTTCTGTCTTGGCTACGTCCTCTTGATATTGATGCAGCTAAGCAGTTTAACAACCTCTTTGATGCGTTCATCAAGGACCAAATGGCAAAGGCGAAATGACACAGGAAGAAAGAATTGCATTAAGGAACTGGGAAGAGTTCCATAAATCATTCACCTCTGACATGCCTGTTGAGAATGGGCTGTCAAGGCGTGATATTGAACGCAGACGACAGGAACTGGAACAAGACCCTATTAAATGGATTCAGTATTTCTTTCCCAAGTATGCTAAATATGAATTTGCACCTTTTCACGTGCGTGCTATCCGTCGTATTATTGAACACGATGAATGGTACGAAGTTCTTTCGTGGAGTCGTGAGCTGGCAAAGTCCACGATTTCTATGTTTGTCTTGATGTATCTTGCACTCACTGGGCGTAAAAGGTTCATTGTGTTAGCTTCGGCAACTATAACTTCAGCAACACGTTTACTTACACCTTTCAGACTTAATTTTGAGAACAACCCACGTATTAAGCAATTTTATGGCATTCAACAGCTTGTAGGGCAATGGACGGAAACAGACTTCACATGTCGCTGTGGTGCTAAGTTCGTTGCACTTGGCGCTGGTAGTGCCCCACGTGGTGCGAGAAACGAAGCGGTACGACCTGATGTCATCTATCTTGATGACTATGACACTGATGAGGATTGTCGTAACCCTGAAACTCTTAAAAAGAAGTGGGATTGGTTTGAAGGTGCACTCTATCCAACACGTTCTATCTCTGAGCCAACCCTGATACTTTGGTGTGGTAATATCATTGCAAAAGACTGCTGTATTGCACGTGCTGGAGCAATAGCAAAAAACTGGGATATTGTAAACATCCGCGATAAGAGTGGAAAATCTACTTGGCCTGCAAAAAACACAGAGGAGCAGATTAATACAGTCCTTGCTGGTATATCTGCAAGAGCTGTACAAGCAGAGTACTTCAATAATCCTGTTTCAGAAGGTAAGATCTTCCGTAATCTTCCATTCGGGAAAGTCCCTGCTTTGTCTAAGTTTAAGTTCCTTATCGGATATGGAGACCCTGCTTATTCTGACAGCAAAAAGAAAGGTTCGTCTACCAAGTCTCTTTGGCTAATTGGCAAGTATAAAGGTGTCTACTACATTATAAAAGGTTTTTTGGCTCACGAGACAAATGCAAACTTTATTGGCTGGTACTTTGAGCTTGCCAAGTATGTCGGAGGCAAGGCTACGGTTTATTGGTATATAGAGAACAATAAACTACAAGACCCATTCTACGAACAGGTCTTCAAACCACTTCTACGTGAGGAACAGCAACGTCGTAATACAAGTCTCTTTATTCGTGGCGATAGTCGAAAGAAAGCAGACAAAGCGACACGTATCGAAGCCAACCTTGAACCAATTGACCGTAATTGTCAATGGGTATTCAACGAAGAAGAAAAAGACAATCCTATGATGCAGGAGCTTATCAACCAATGCAAACTCTTTGAACTTAACTTGCCATACCCTGCTGATGGACCTGACTCTCTTGAAGGTGGAATCACAATGTTAGATGAGAAGATGGCAGAGATTGAGCCAACTATAACTATCAGTTTTCATACAATGGATGAGCAAAATCCTTATAAGATGTGATTATGAATAACTTTATCAATATAGAAGACTACGATGCAAGTATTCACCGCGAGATACTTGATGCGCTGCTGCGTAAAGAAAGTCCAACTTATGATCCTCAGATAGTTGAGATATGTGAGGATAGAGCGGTAAGTGAAATGCGAGGATATCTGAACAAGATTTATGATTGTAACGCTATCTTTTCCGCAAGAGGGGAAGATAGGCACCCTCTCATTCTTATGTTTGCACTTGATATAGCTATCTATCACATCTTTACACAACACAACCCTTATAAGATTGCGAAGATACGCCAGGACAGATATGAGCGTGCTATAGAATGGTTGAAAGGTGTAATGGGAGGAGACGTAACGATTGACGGGGCTCCATTGATGCCTGAAGATAAACTTAAAAATAATAGTCGTTGGCAGATACAAGCTGACGGCTTAAGACCAACATTGCTATGAACAGAAAGAAAAAAAATAGCCCTAAGCAAGGCAAAATAATACAAGGTGGAATGCTCGTTCCACAAGGAATGAGACAGCCAGACATCGTTCTACAGATGCCTGAGATATTCATGTTTGACATGAATGCGTATATGCAATCTGTTAAGGCTGCAAAGGGAATAGACTTCTCCAATAGAGCACGTCTGTATGATATGTATGACAGTACTTCTCTTGACCTTCACCTGTCTGGAGTCATTGCAAAACGTATGCGAGGTGTTACGAAGATTCCTATTGAGTTTAGACGGAATGGTGTACCTGATGATGAAATCAACAAGCAGATAAAATCACCTTGGTTTAAACAGCTGAGGAAAGACCTTGTTATGTCAGAGTTCTGGGGTTTCACACTTGTACAGTTCTATCGCAATGATGAAGGTAATATCCGTTATGACCTTATTAATCGCAAGCACTATGATCCTATACATCGTAAGTTGCTCAAGTATCAAGGTTCAATGGATGGCGTGCCTATTGATGACTTCCCTGATATGCTTTTCGTTGGGAGCGAACGTGACCTTGGTATTTATGCAGAACTTCTACCTGCTGTACTCTACAAGCGTGGAGATATGTCTGACTGGGCACAGTTCTGTAATATATTCGGTATGCCTGTTCGTGAGTACACTTACGATGCAGGAGATGAGGAAGCACGCCGTCGTGTCATTGATGATGCACGTCGACAGGGTGCAAACGCAGCATACATCCATCCAAAAGAAAGCGAACTGAAACTTGTAGAGGCTGGTAATAAAACTGGTTCCAGCGACCTTTATAGAACTTTTGCTGAGTACTGGGACTCAAAGATGTCTATACGTGTGCTGGGAAACACGCTCACTACAGACGCTAAGTCAACAGGAACGCAGGCACTCGGTTCTGTACACAAGGAGGAAGAGGACGAGATGAACTCTGATGATCGTGATTTCATTCTTGATATTCTCAATTATGATATGCGACCTATTTTCGCCTCACTTGGCTTCAATGTGGAAGGTGGTGAATTTGTCTATGCGAAGAAAGACAAGATTAACCCAGCTCAGCAGATAGACATCGTTCAAAAGCTATCATCAATGGGTCTTCCGATTGATGACGACTACCTCTATGAAACGTTCTGTGTTGCTAAGCCTGATAACTACAAGCAGCTGAAGGAGGAGAAAGAGGCTGCAAAGGTTGCATTCAGAGAGCAACTTGGTTTACAGGTTAATGATGATGACAAAAAGAAGCAAGACAAAAACACTGATAAAACAGCGTTCAAACAGCATTTGAAAAGTTTTTTCGGACTCGCCCCAGACAAAGGGGCAAACTGATGATTGATACGCTCTATTATGGTGAGCATTGCTCTTGCTCTGGTCATGGTCATTTCCACAACGAAAGTCCAGTTATCTCATTTAATGTTGTGCAGGCTTTTCTACGGAGAATCCATAACAAGCCTGAATTAGCTGAAGGTATTGATCCTGGATTATGGTCGGCTGTCGTTAAAGTTATCAATGAGGCGACAGTGGAGGGACTTTCACAGAGCAATGCTACAAGTACACATGATGAGGAGTTTTATCGCGCTCTGCGCCATTCTAATGAGGTTTTCGCTGCGTTCAAAGTACATTCATTGGCTGGAGAGGTTGCGAAAAACCTGCTGGACAGTGATGGTAAGCTGAAGCCTTTTCGTCAATGGGTAGATGATGTAAAGGGAATCACCTCGCATCACGTCGGTGCGTGGCTTCGTACAGAGTATGACACTGCTGTTATCCGTGCGCACAACGCTGCAGACTGGCGTGAGTTTGAACGTAACAAGGATATCCTGCCTAACCTACGATGGATGCCGACGACTTCACCAAGTCCTGAAGGGAGTCATCGTGAATATTGGACGGCGAAGCTTACTCTGCCTATTAATGATCCTTTCTGGAACAATCATCACCCTGGCGACCGATGGAACTGCAAGTGCTCACTTGAAGCTACTGATGATCCTGTAAATCGTCCTGCAGATATGGATGCTCCTCTGCCACAAAAAGGACTTGAAAACAACCCGGGTAAAGATGGGCATATATTCAACGACACTCATCCGTATTTCCCTGAAAAGTGTAGTCAATGTCCTTTTTATAAACCTGGTGTTAAAGGGCGGATTACGACCCTCTTCATGAATAGGAAAAAGGATTGTTATAATTGTCCTTATGTAGATGCTGCCATTCCATCTGAACAAAGAGAACTGAGACGAAATGAATATCTTGAATATAAAGATAACCCTTTATACAAAGATGTGGAGTTTGATGCCAAGAGTTCTGGACTTAAAGCGACACATGTTGAACATAGCTTTGATAAGAAAAAAGGATGGTATGAGACAACTGTTCAAGAGGTTGGCTTTCAGAATGGGCATAAAGTAGTTTTGGAAAAGGAGGATCATACTGTATTATTTAAGAAGAATACAGAAGGAACTTGGGATAATATGTTGTTTGAAATTGCTGGTGCAGAAACGGGTACTTCAAATAATATTAGACAAGCTTTGAAACATTGTGCATCGAAGCCTAATACAGAAGTCGCAGTATTACTATTCCCAAATGATAATTTTAATTATTCCATCTTTGAAGAAGGATATAATAAATTTTATGGACTGAGAGGAACTTCACAATATCGAAAGTTTAAAGTGATATATTGTCTCAATAATAAGGGAATATTGCTAATAAAAAAACCAGAGTAAACACTCTGGTTGGAATGGAGGACGTGTCCTAATAGGGATTAAACGCTCCCTCCACACCACAAATGTAGATATTTATTTTCATTCCACAAAATAAAAAACGAGGAAATTATATTATGGATGCAAAAGAAATAGAAAGGCGTATCTCACGTGTCAAAGACGAGATACAAAAGGAGGTGACGGATAGACTTCCTCGAAAGGTCGGTGTCGTGGCTGCAAACCACTTCAAGCAGAACTTCCGAGATGGTGGCTTCACGGATGGAGGAGTTCACCAATGGAAACGTACGAAACGACAGGACGGTAATACGACGGATGCAAAATACTCTCCTCTTACCTCTCGACGCAATCATCTTATGCGTTCAATACAGAGTGAAACATCACCAGGGCAAGTTACAATATCCAATCCTGTGCCTTACGCAGCTGTTCACAATGAAGGCGGTACCATCAATACGTATCCAACTATTACAAAGCGTATGCGGCGTATGGCATGGGCTAAGGTGTATGCACTATCAGGCGTGAAAGGCAAAGGGAAACTTCCCAAAGACTTACCTTCTGGAGCTAAGATGTGGAAGGCTCTCGCACTCACGAAAAAGACAAAGCTTAATATCACTGCACGCATTCCACGCCGTCAGTTCATTGGTGATAGCCGTGAGCTGACAGCAAAGATTAACAAAATGCTTGATGAGAGCTTAGAGAAAATTAAAGAACTTGTAAGTAGAACATAAATATGGAACAGACACTCTGCCAACTGATAGACTTTCTTAAAGAGAGAATGCCGTCGCTTTCAGTTATTGACGAAGACTACGGACAACTTGAAAATATAGAGGACGAGGATACTGATATGTATCCGCTAACGTTCCCTGCAGTACTTATAGAAGAAGCGCAGACAGAATGGAGCGATATAGGAATGCTTGCACAGAAAGGAACTTGTAGGCTTCGCATCCGTCTCATTATAGACTGCTATGATGACACTCATGCAACGAGTGGAACCACACAGGCTGTCAGAGAGCGTAATGAAATGCGACACCAGTTGCACCAACTAATACAGGGAACCTGTCTTGGCACTGATGCTCCTTTGATACGCAAGTCTTCCAAGTTCTTTACTTGGAAGCACGGAATAAAAGTGTATGAGATGATGTACGAATGTACAGTGTCAGAAATGGTTAAGGAAACAAGGACGGTTCAGAAACCTTCTTTACGCATGAAGATGGGCGTGAAGGTGTAACACGAAAGCCTGTAAAGAGCGGTGCTTTCATCTGTTTTCCATCTACCGTCTCACCACGTTTAATCATATCACGAATGATATGCAGCACACGGCTTTCAGACAGATAAAACTCTTCATTGGAAAGTATGCGGATAGTATCATCGAAACGGAGGCGTCGTTCCTCTGTCCAGTAGAAGTAACGCTCAAACAACCTTCTGTTGCGTGCTTCTATCAATTTACTATCTCTTCCTTTACTCATATCTGCAAAATTAACAAATAATCATCTTATTTGCAAGTCTTTACACCTTTTTATCTGCTTATTACAAATAAAAACCGTCCAAATGTGTGTTCGTACACACTAATGGACGGTTTTATTCTTAAACAGGAGTTAGTTAATGATTTTTGTCTGTTACAACCTACAGAAGCTTGGTTCTACACGTTCCCAGACATTGGTCTTTGGATTCTTCTGATAGAAGTAGTAGTTGATAGCGTTCTTCTGAACCACATTCGCCTCCTTGAAAAGCGTCATAATCTCTGAATACTCACTATCGAACTTATCCTCCAACTCATACAGCTTAGAGATGCTCTTGTAGTCCAAATCACCAGCCTTATTGCGCTCAAGCAGTGTCATTGCCATCTGATACATTGGATCGTCCGAACCTTTCTCGCTTTGCTTCATATAACGCTTGAGATAGTCGATTAGACGCTCTGCAGCAAGGTCGGCACGCTCATCAAAGCCTTTCACCTTATTGCTTGAGATTTCAAGGCGGAAATCGCCGTCAGTAATCGTGTAGCTTCGCTGGTCGTTCTTGCGAACCTGACCATAATCACGCATCACACTTACAAAGCTCTCTACTTCACCCTGTAACCAGTCGTGGAATCCACGCACGTCAGTCACGATACGTGTTAAGCGTTGCCACACATCGTGCATCATCTCAGCACGTAGCCCCTCGTAGGTCTCACGGCGTTCAATACGACTCTGCTTTTCTTCGTTCTGTAACTCAGCAAGTAGCTTCGCACGCTCTTCCTTGCTCAAATTCTTAATGTTTACCATATTATTCTGTTTTTTGTTTTCGGATGATCATTCTTATTTTTGTGTTCAAAGCATTGAGATCATCCGCTGTCAACGCTCTAAATGTTTTTCCTGCTATACGTGGGTCTTTACAGAAACCATCTACACGGTTCCAGTCTGTCGTATCTATGCCGTATATCTGCAGCTGATGAAGAACTCCGCTACGTGCCTTGCGTAGGATATCATACTGCTTACGTCTTCGCTCGTCATATCCTGTAATATCCTCCATCTGTCTACACATAGCATCATACTCTTTATCTAACATCTGATGAAGGTGTACTGTTCTGTTTTGTGTGAACTGATAGACCAGCGTTTCCTTGTCAGCACCAGGCATCTTCTTTAACAGGGTATAAAACCTTGCGTAGTTCCTGTTTGCTCCCATAGCTTTTCCTCCTTCCAATCTTTATATGCTTTACGACCAGAAGCAACAGCCTCTGTAAGATCATCGCTAAGGTCACTTTCACCAAACAATGGTATGCCGTGCACACATACATAGAGTTCGCCGTTGAACTCCATCACCTGCACGGCTTCACGTGCCTCTGCATCGAGCCGTGCCTGTCGTTTATTTTCTATACGATCAGCACGCTGTTCGTGCCATACTTGCAATCTGCGTTTGATTTTGTCTAAAAATGTAGTCATATCTTCTATTGCTTTTGAATATAATATATTTGAATAGTCTTTTTATTCCGTTTAATGTGTAACTCTGTTTGACCATCCTCTATCATAAGGCAGGACGTGATTCTACTTCTTACCGTTATGTCTCTACGATCATAGAGTTTATAGATAAACCAATCAACAAAGTCTTTCAACTCTCTCCATCCTTTCTCGCTGTTTTCTATTCCTCGCAAAGAGTAGCCTTGATTGATAGCTCTTTGTAGCTTTAACAGCCATTCAGGCTTATCGGTTGGTGTTATCGAATGTGATAGTAACCTTTCCATAGTTGTTTATTCTGAAGCCTTCCACTCAACTCTAATCACTGCATCAAGCTTACCACTGCCTCTACAGATTGGGCACTTTAACTTGTATCGTTCTTGCCAGTCGTCTTCCTGCCAACGATATCCGTTCCCTTGACAGTAGGGGCAAATGTGCCCATGACTCTCGACTTGGTCTGTCATCTTACCACCTGGACTCATCAATCCAGGACTAATCTCAATAAATCGTTTCTCCTTACTCATAGTTTTATTGTAACTCTAATTGAACATTAAAATGATACTCTCTGCACAGCCTTTTCACCTGGACTACATCGAACGGCTCTCTGTCAAAAGCGAAGAAGATTGTGCGTTCTCGTGTAAGTACTCTCACTCCTTTCTTTCGTAGCTTGTACAACAGGTTGTCTCGCTTGCTTGCCATAGCTTTTACTCTTTTGTTTCACCCCAATATATATCTGCTCGCTCTTTCCATATCGTGTAATAGCCAAGATTGCCAAAATAGCGTCCCTTACTGATTGCTCTGTAACCTTCCACCCATATCTTCAATGCTGCATCAAACATAACGCTTACTGCCGTGCGACCTGAAGGCTTGTTGCCGTCTGCCTGACTGATAAAAATGAGCAACTTATCACGATGTCGAGCCTTAAACTCCTGATACTCCTTAAAGCTCATCTGTGTGTACTGAAAACTATCAATGACCACTATGTCGGGGCTTTTGCGTTTCTTAAGGCGTGCATCAAGATCTTCCATACTTTCGCTAATAAGGATAAACCTCCGTGCAACGTCTTGCATACCTGCTTTCATAATTGCATTCTTCATTGTCAGAGAGAAACCTTCCTCTAAGGAGTTATAAGCAACCCTTCCATACTTGGCTAATTCTTTGCAGAGTTTCATTGTAAAACTGGTCTTACCGCTTCCACTTCGTCCCCAAATGAACCATACACCTCCTCTCTCTGGTGCTCCGAAGGCATCTGCCCATTCTCCTTCAAATGGATAGGTTTCTTTCTTCATACGTAGCATATCGGTTACTGACATTGCTCTATTCATTATTTTGAGGTTTGAACGTTATTTGAATGATGTTTTACCGCTGTTTGAGCAGTTATAAGTTTTACTCTATGAATACTCTTTTTCACACGTCGTAGGTCGAACTCATATTCTTCAGAATCTCTCACAACTTCTGATATAAGTGCTTTATCCGTTACGCCATTTGCCATACAAACCGCATAGACATCGTGAGCACCAGTCCTCTCCAGCTCGAAGAATTTGCGACCGATACGTGAGTGTATCTCGTTATATCCACACTTGTTGTAACGCAGTCCCATTGTCATACGTCGCTTGATATAGCTTGTAGAGAAGAAGACGATACCACACTTATCCTCCAGACGATTATATAAGTCGATGAAGTAGTGAAATACACGCTCTGGCAACTTGTCTGCCTCGTCAAAAAGAAGCAGCGGTGCTTTCATCTGGATAAGGTCATCAATGATGCGGTCGAGCAGCTCTCTGATGCTGTAACCTTCTGTCTTCTGACCGATACGGCGTGCTATCTCACGAATGAAGTCGCTCTTCTTCATATCTTCTGAACAGAGAATATAAAACACCTCGCCATGCTCACTTGCATACAGCTTAGCTGTGGTTGTCTTTCCGCATCCTGCTTCACCAACTACCCACGTAACGTTCTTGACTGTCTGGGCATCGTTCATAGCGAATACCATTTCCTGATAGGCTTTCGTTTCCACCACCTGCCAGTCTGTTCCTGCCGTGGTGCCTAACTGCGATGCAAGGTTGCGCCACATATCGTCGCTAATGTTTTCCCACTTGCCCTGCAATATGCTGCTCACTGTTGCGCTACTTGTTCCTGTAAGGCTCTGTGCAGCCTTGTTCTGACTTGGGTACTTGCTGACGTATTGTCTTAAGCACTCTTGTATCTGTCCTTTTTCGTTCTTTGTTAGTTTCATATTGTTGTTGTTCTTTTATTTATTGTTCCTGTCAGTGAGGCATTGCCTCGCTACTTATAATTACCTTATCACTTTCAGTGCATAAGTGACCCACTTTTGATGCATAAATGACCCACTTTTGATGTGTAAGTGAATGACTTATCATCGGTTTTATTTTGTCCCTGTCAGTGAGGCATTGCCTCGCTGCTTATAATTTCCCAGCTACCGAAGCCATATCAACCACTGCCGTCTCAACCTCCACCCAGTCTTCAAGGCTTACTTGCTTCGTCTTTCGTCCTATCTTATACTCTTCTGGCGACTTGCTATAGATGCCTGTACGACGTTCAATCTGTCTGCGTTCGGCTGCTGTCATTCCCTTAGGCTTTGGACTGCGTAAGCCGTGCTGCTCTGGCATTACGCCGTGAGCCTTTTCAATCTCACGTCCTGCAACTGTTCGCTCAATGCGGTCAGTGGTATTGGCTGCCTGTTCCTGTCTGATGAATGCTGCTTCGCCTTCTGTCTGCTCTTGTATCGCACGATGTATCACAACGTAAGGCTCTGCTACTCGTTCAAACCTCAGACTGCCGTCAGCCTCTTTCTTATAGAGTCGGATACTTCCGAAGTCGTAAGGATCATACTTTACAACGAACCGCTCGTAAGTGTGCTGCCTGCGCCACTCATGGTCTGGTACGCCTGGCTGGCTCATCACTTCGTATTGTCGCTTCTCCTTCTTAATGGTTACACTGATACCTTGGTCGGTGAAGGTGCTCATACGCTTAGCCGTTACCCAGAACATATCCACCATATCGTGTGCCGTAACCTGCTGCGT